AGAGCGGGATATTCATTCTTTATTGCATCCATTGCCTTCACCCTATCCATAGAAGAGGTATATTCATTTTGAAGGGTGGAAATCAATTCTTCAAGCCTTTGTTTATGTTCTTGCTCTTTTTTAATAGACTGTTTCTTTTGCTCGTCAAATCTTTTTTGCGCTTTCTCCGCCACGGTTGTCGAATCGTGGAAAGCCCACATTGCAGCACCAAGCCCAATAACGGCAGTAGCCAACAAAACATAAGGATTAGTAAGCATTGCAGCGTTTAAAGCTAACTGCGCTTTTCGTGCCAATAAACGGGCATTGGTAAGTCCAATCTCCACAAGGGTATGCTTACTTTCAGCAGCAGTAACAAGCATCACTGCGGTCCGGTATGTACCATAAGTAACCACTAATCCAGCCAAGACCTTCCCTACTGTTTCATAATTCTGAATCAACGAAGTTGTCATTTGAATACCGTCCATGATAACACTTTCCGACTTTGTTCCCAATTCGTTAAACACGGAATCCAAAGCATCCTGCATCATAGACAACTGACCATTGATAGTCTTTGAAGCATTCTCAGACATATTATAGAACTTACCACCTGCGGAAGTTGCATCAATGAATGCCTGTTGAACCATTTCAGCGGAAACAGCACCTTTGGACATTTCATCTTTCAAAGTTGCGATAGATTTTCCAGTCTTTTCGGAGATAATCTGTAACGGGTTGAATCCAGCGTTTATCATTTGATTCAAATCCTGCCCCATAAGTTTACCCGCTGCTGACATCTGTGAAAATGCCAAAGTTAGCGAATTGAACTTACTGGATTCCCCCATAGAAATATCACTAATGGCTTTCAAGTATTTGATAGTGTCTTCTGCTTGTATGTTAAATCCAAGCATCATCTTTTCTGCTCCAACCATATCTGACATAGTAAGTGGAGAAATCTTAGCCAGCTCCTTGATTTGCGGAATCAGTTGCCCTGCCATATCCTTTCCAACCATAGTCTCAATAGCGGTCTGCATGGATTGAAATTCGCCACGAACACGAATTATTTCAGAACCTAATGCCTTTAATACTCCAGCACCACCAATAACCGCCAATGCTTTCTTCCAAGAAATTGCAATGCCATTGTTTTTTTCTACAACCTCTTTGGCATTATCGTTGTAAAGGGCGTATTCGTCACGGAGCTTTTTCACAGAAAGACGAGCTTCAGCTTGTTGCTGGGTAAGTCCGAACAAAGCTGCCTTTTCTTCATCTAAGGCTTTGCGAGCAGCATTGTATTCTTCCAGCTTACCAGTTGCAGATAGAGGGTTACGCTTTAGTGCTATGCGATATGATTCTCCTAGACGCTTTACATCAGCTTCAATATCTTTAACTACTGTCTTTTGAGTAATAATCTTTTCTGTGAATCCGTTAACAGATTGAGAGGCATCAAAAATTTTCTTTTTAAATCCCATTTCCATTTCAGCTCCGGCTTTAGCAGCATTAGTCACCAGTTCATCCAACTTTTGATTGGATACAGCAAGTTGGGTATTTAGAGTTTTGAAGGTAGCAGGGGATTGTGTTCCATCCACATTTTTCAACTCCTGCTTTAATTTAGCTATTTCACTACGGAGTCTTACGACTTCTTCCCAATCACTTGCGACTTTGAAATATAACTTTGCCATACTTATTTCTTTTTTCTACGATTCGCTAATTCTTTACCACTGATTTTTTTTACTTTTTGACCGCCATAAATTGCATGGAGTTTATCTCGTTGCATCATTAAAAGGTTTCTATATGGAATGACTTCAAACACTTCCGTATAGCTTAAATGGAGAGTGTCAACCAAATGGGCTATTTGCCCGAAGAACGTTGCGTTTCCTACTGTTTCGGTCTTGCTGCCAGCATCGACACGTTCTTCATCAAGCTGACACACTGAAAAGCCGATATATCCATCATAGAGAAACATATTTCCAAAACTTCTTTGATTTCATCAAAGGTTCCGTTTTCCAAAGCCTTAGCCATATTCTCATTACCACAAATAAAACAGGAGATACCTTTTAGCATATCATCTGTGACTCCGGGAAGTTTCTTGATAGCTTCCATGATGTTGTCACCTGTCATCCCAATATTGGAAAAATGATGAATAGCACTACAAATAACTTTGATTGTGGGCGGCTTGATCGTATAAACAACTCCACCTATTTCGACATTCTTAAAATCCAGCCCTAAAAGGGCATCAGAAACTATTTTTGCTGCTTGATTCATTATTCTAAATTGAAACAAGGGTGAAGCGAATACCACCACCTCACCCTTGCTGTTTACAATCGTTTTATCTCAAAATGTTACGCCACTGGTATCAAAGCTTTGATAGCTTCTTCTTCGTAATTGTATTCAGAAGAAACGCCTTTGATTCCCGGTTCTTGAACCATTCCGCGTACTGCAATGGCAATTGCTTTGTCTGTATTAGCTTCACGGGAAATGATACGGCATTTCGGGAAAATAAACCATACATCATCATCAGTCAGACAAAACAATGCTTTGTTGACGATAACTTTGTCCAAGGCACGCTTCCATCCGACATCTTCAGATGTTGCCTGAATAACATCGCCACCCATGAATGCTTTCTTTGTCTTCCAGTCATACTGTCCGATAGAGAAAGAAGGGGAGACTTCTCCCGGCACATCATCGTAACGGTAATTTTTTCCTGTTAACTGATTTTTATGTCCAGTGACAGATGCTTCCGTTTCTTCAATCTGCCAAGTTTCCCCATGCACGTTCAAAACCTCATCTTTCGCCTTAATAGCGGCTTGAATCAAAGTCTTTGCGATTTCGGGGGTAATGTCTGCCGTTACCTTATCAATGTCGGCAAACAAGATTCTTTTAATTCCTACTGCTGAAATCATAATTTTATAGTTTTACATTTAATACTTCAAATAAAATTCTCACATTCACATAATGACACTTTAAAGCTGTATCCGCTTCTATACTGATAGATTCAATAGAGTAACGATAGGTTGTACCATCATAGGTGCTTACTACATCATCAAACAGCTTGCCAGCCTTTCTTTCAAGTTCATTCAAACGGATAGTATTCGCTTCATTCTCGCTTAAATCAGGTACACAAAGATTCACTTCTGCGAAAGACTTCTTCCAATAAGTCCCCGGCTGTTGCTTCTTCGTGTGAATGACAATCCTTTCGGACTTCAATTCACCCGTCAGCGTTTCCCCTGCTGGTGCTATACCTATCCCGAAAGCCTTGCAATCCCGATAGAGAATGTTTCCTATGTCAGTAGTTACTATCATTTCACAATCTCCCAATCTTCTGCAAACACATCACTGATGGATGGTACCCACGAATCAGCACGTCCCGTATTCTCGTTATAGATAAGGCATTGGCTTGTATAGTCAATAAAACCTTTTCCTTTCAGAATAAGGTCTTTTGCTGATTGAGGAAGCGATTGCATCTTGGGAATGGTATCGCTTTCAATATGTGCAGGCACTTGCTTGAATACCGTCAGGCCTTTGCCGTTCCAGCCGTTTCTACGGATAGCCCCACCTTGCTTCAAAACTTCGATAGCATCACCGAAACACATAGGAGTTTCTTTCTTGACTTCTCGATATGATTCTTCAAACAATTCTTTGGGTGACCAACTTTCATAGCCATATTCAGCACGAGTGTGATATCCAAGCTTGCAAGATTCATGCTCTCCTATTTCACTTTTTACCAAACCTTTACGGCAAGCTTCGCCTAATGTCATAGGTTCTGCTTCAATCTGTTTTGTGCTAATGTACTTTTTCATTTTTCAAATTCTTCTTTTAATCGTTTCTCCGCATATAGAGCGGCATCACTTAAAACATCATACCCTTTAGATTCCACGAATGAGGCGTATTCCGCTTCATTTTTCAGAGTTAAACCGTCTTTATCGACATCGTAATCATTGGACGTTCTCAAAGTCAATGTATGGTCTTTATAATTGCCGTGTTCCTCTGCATGTTTCACAGCTTCATCACCTACATCAATCATCTTCTTTTCGACTTCCCATTCTCCTTCATTGAAAAAGGAGTCGACATCGGAAAAATCGAAATCTACATCCATAGTTCCGAATAGTTAAAGTGGTTTGTACTCTTAACCGTGTAAACCTCACCTTGACCTCTCACGTTCTCACTGTCCATACAGCGCACTTCGACACCAGCCTTAACAGTGATTCTCTTCTCACACACTACATGGTAATTCGGGCGATACACAGAGCCGTTTTCTGACTTAAACTCTTTGGTAGTGTTATCGTCACAGCGACACCTACATACATCCTGCCAGCTTTCACCGCCTGTTCCGGGAATGGGTCTGCCGAACTCATCCTTATCCATCGGGGTGATAACCTTTATCTGCAATATGTGTGGAGCAAATATCATAAGAAAGTACATTTAGGCTTGTTACTTAATTCGTCTTTCAATCCGTACTGTTTACACAGAAATGAATAGTAGTCCTTAATACCCTGAATGTTCCAAGACATAGAGAAGCCGTTTTCGCTGATTGAAGTGGCACGGAGTAGGAGAGAGGGGATGAACTTCGCAATTGCCACAGAAACGATATTGTAGGATTCCTTATTCATTTCATCCTCTCCGCTAATCTTCGCGTTCAGACACATATCCAAAAGATCAGTTTCTGATAAGTGAATACTGAAAGACTGAAATCTTTGCTGTATGTAGTCGTTCACTGTCATTTTGATTATGGTATAATCAGTCTGCTGTATGCAGTGTAGCTATAATGCGTACAATACTTCGATTTGTAGATATATCGGAACGGACACTTAGGAACTGAAATTTGTTTTCCTTGCATTGCCGTAATAGTCGCTGGTTGCATCGCCGGACTATCTGTAATCATAAAGATTGATTGTGGAACTGACAATACAACGCAATCAGTCGGAGCTGCTTCTAAGGTGAAAAACTGAATAGGTGACAAACCAACATCAACCGATGGGGCTACGTATTCACACTCGAAAGATTCGACGCTTGATGCCTGTACGCTCAAGGAGACCAAAGACATCGTTAAAAAGCCACATATGGCAAAAATAAAATTCTTCATTTCTTTATTGAATTATAAGTTACATAATGGAAGGGTAGGAGTACTACCCTTTTTATTTAATATCTAACACTTCTTTCAGTTTGGAAGTCGTTTCTTCATCCAACTCTGCAACCTTACCCAAAAGAGTCTCTTCTTTCATGTTTCCGGCTGCTTGAACACCGATAGATTTCAGAGCATCAACCAAAATCTTTTTCTCAAATTCCTTTTCAAAGAGGGATATTTTGATCTCCTTCTTTTCTTCAGAAACTTTCACTTCAACCCGTTCGCCAAGTTTGCGTTTTTCTACATCCAATACACGGAATTCTTCGGAAATTTCAATCACCTCTCCGGGATTGTAATACTTACCAGTAAACTTATCACGGAAAACAGATATAACCTTTACTTTCATATCCTCCTCCTTATGCTGATTGGATTGATGCAATTTCGCTCAAATCGAAATTGGTGATCAAATCCGGATTGGTAATTTGTGGAATCCATTCTGCCGTATATTCCATATAACGACCGTTTTTGTCACGGTAGTTGGATATAAGCATCTGCCCCTCTGATGGAACATAAGTACGCCCTGATACTGGATCTGTCGCTTCATACGGGGTATGATGGCGCATATAACCTACTTCATCACCGTTAAGCAAGGTGATACGGTTGTCTGCATAAATCTGCACATTTTTTCCTGTCTGGTCTTTCACGTAATCCTCTTTGATTTCGATACGTGGCAGACCGATACCAGTAAAAACTTCAGAAGCCAACGAAGAAGAAATCAAACCGGTACTTAATTTCATTTCGTTAGTGCCGAGAATCATCTTGTACTGTTCGCCAAATTCAGAAGAGCCAAGTACATTCTTGTTGAAGGTTGTACGTGTCATAATCATCTTGGCATAAGCGCCAAAGTCTGGAGCTAGGGAATGTAGTTTCTCTCTTAAATAAGAGATGAACATATTCTTGCCATCAACAATTATATCTCCAGCTGTAGGCTTAACAAAATTGAATGGAAGGGTAATTTCCAGCAGCTTATTGTTGGTCTGACCGGAAGTTATTGCAGCATCCTTATTGTAAACGGTGGCTTCACCAGTCATCAACAATGCACCGACAATAATATCCATACGCTTGTGAGCTGCAAGAGTAATCTGACGGTAGTCATCTGCCAGGAAGTTTACTATTTCTTCCAATGCTGTATTTTGGTCTGCCGGTTTGGCTTGATTGAACTTGTCAATCAAATCTTGCAATTCAGATAGACGGTCAATAGACATTTGATATGCATCGCCCAGATAGGCTATTTCACCATATCCAGAACCGATATTTTTACGTTCACGGATGGGCTTTTCACCGAAACGTGAGTTGATAGAACCGGCCATCACTCCAGTTACAGAGCCGATGTAGTCTTTGAACAGACGAGTAGTTACTCTACGGAAAGTAAGATACTGCTGCCAATAGATTGTATCTTTACGCGTTTGGTTCACACGTCTGATGATAGCGGATACAATGTTCGCATCATCGAATAATGTTTGAATCGTTAAAAACATATCCTACCTCCTTACTCGTTAAATTCAAACCATCCCTTCATATTGGCTTTATCGTTCTCGGAAAACGGCATAACCAATTTTGAAGGCTCAATCTCTGCGGCTGTACGGAGCAGCGCAACTAACACGATACCATCTTCCACCTTTGTTCTTTCATACAAAGCGGAGTTTGAAACATACTTTTGTTTCAGCCCGTCGACTGCGGTTGCTTGGAAGAGAACCGCATCTTTGGCGATATTTTCACCGAAAGCAGCCTTGATAGTCAATACGTCGTAATTGGCATTAGACTTGTCAATAGCCGTCACTTCTGCGCCTTTTTTACCACTTCCGACAAACATGCCTACATAGGCCAAAGAGTTCTTGGCTACTTTGATAGACAAAGCCTCTCCACCAGTGGTATAGGCTTCCGCAACTCTCACATTGATTACCGCATAAGCAAACTTGTTTTTCAAGTCTGCGTAAATCGGGGTAAATCCGGGAAGGAAACTTCCCACTACCAGGTTCTGCGTGTCGAGTTTGAACGGGCCACGTCTACGAATACCGGTCTGGACATCGTAGCG